ACACCAGCGAATGTGTTACCTGTGTCGTCAACGTTGAGGTTGGCGTTAAGTGCTGGAGTATAATCCAGAACTCCTGCCATTGTGAGGGCAGATGCAACGTCTGCAGAGCAGAGGATAATGTTGCCCTTCCCGCGACGAGTTCTTTGTGCGATTGCGTTTGCGTCTCTTTCAATCTGGAACAGAAGTCCTTTGAACTTCTCAACAGACCATCTTCCGTTTGAGTCGATGTCGAGGTCAAACACACCTGCGTTAGCAGTGTTTTGTACAGCACCTTGCTCTGCACTCTTGTAGATAGTACGGATAACTTCGCGGTTAATTTCAGCGAGGATCTCAGTACTTAGAATGTTAGCAAGTTCTGCTTCAGCATTTAGACCGTGGATTGCCTTAAGGTCTTGAGCCAATTCTAAACTGTACTCGGCCTTTAGTGCTCTTGACTTAGCAGTTACAGTAACCTTCTCGATGCTGAATGCCATCTGGTTGAAGGCATCTCCAGCAGTTCCTTGAAGATTCTCTGCATCACCTGTAACCATACCCTGACCAACGTTGTAGTCGCGAGTAGTAGCAGATGAAACTGGGTTAAGAACAGCAGGGTTAGTACCAGACTGTGAAGTTGAACCGAAACCAGCGTTACCATCGCTGAATCCAGACTCTTCATCACGACCATAGTCCTGACCAGAGAATGCTGTATCTACTTCGTTGTAGAATGTCTCTGTACCAGTTTGACGGCCTGAACCTGAAGAACCAGGATCGACGTAACGTGATCTCATTGCGAAGATCAGTCCAGTAGGGCCGCTCATTGGCTGTACACCAGCAAGGTCATAAGCGACCAAGTTTGGCATAGAACGACGGATTAGACTAATCAATACGGGGTCGAAACCAGCAACTGGACCAGCTGCAGTGGCATCAGCACCGAATCCACCACTACCACCAGCTTGGTTTGCACTGTTGGTTGGTGTTGCTTCCATCAAGTTGATACCTGATGAGAATGCTGCTTCCTCTCTGAGGAATTTTTCTTGGTTTTCTAGCAGGACAGCGGTGACTGCTTTACGATGAGGATCTTTAATTTCATCAAGACCTTCATAGTTAAGAAGTGGAGCCCACTTTTCCTGCAACTGTTCTGATTGGAACATTTGCGTTTACCTAATAAGTGAGTTGTTTGATCTATTATAAAATCATTTATTTCTTAAATGCTGAAAGTGACTTCAGATAAGCATTCATTGAGTTAGAATGTGACGCTGCACCTTCTGAACTATCTACACCTTCTGAAAGAGTTTCAGATTTAGAATTTGGAGATGTTGCCTTTGTAGAGAAATAAGACTCTTTTAAGGTCTCCAGTTTTTCACGATAAGATTCTTCACTTTCAAACTCCACACTTTCGGAAAGTGAGGCGAGCTTCTCTTTCTGAGTGGCTGCTAGCCCATCAGAAACTGATTCAAGAATACCACTTGCAACTGACTCTCCGAGTCTGTTGTTTAGACCGATATTCTTCTCAATTTGCTCATTGAGTTTGGTCTCCATATCATCTAGTTTTTCTACCATGCTCTCAAGCACATCATATTTGTCTTCAGGGATTGAAACATAATGTTCTTCAAAGAGTGACTTCATACCTCCTAAGAAGGATTCAGTCAAATCTGTTTTAAGTCCTTGCTCAACTGCAAGGGCATTTTCTTGGAACCACTCATCTGCGACGTACTCAAGATAAGAATCAACACGCTCAGAAAGTGCAGTTTTCTCTGCAGCAATCTTTTCTTCGAGTGTCTCTTGGTACTGTACTTCCAATGCCTCTTTAACTTCAGCGACTTTGGAATTAAGTGCGGTTTCAAAAACAAGCTTTGCTTTTTCGCGGAACTCTTCGGAAAGTTCTTCGCCACCTAAGAGTGCATTAACATCATCTTCGATGTTAACTTCGGGTGTGGTTGTCTCTTCTTCCACTGTTTCCTCCTGTTCGGCGACGACTTCCTCAGTAGTTTGCTCTTCTTCAATTACAGCTTCATCGGATGCTTCGACTTCCTCTTTCGCAGTTTTACCTTTACGGTTAGTAACTACATCAGAAACTTGCTTAAGTGTCTTGCCGGGAGTTTTCAGCTTTGCTGAATCATCATCCACCTTGTAGTTCTCAGGTGTTGGTCCACCGAGATCTTCGTAACTAGGTGCAGTGCCGCCAGTCGTTAACTTGGGCATTGGCTCACCAGGTTTGGCGTTGGCATTCACAGCAGTCTTGGATTGCTTAACGCTAGGGTTAGCTACTGACTCTTCCATTTCTTGTAATTTCGTACCACGAGACATTTGTTCGACTCCGATTTCTTGTAATTAAAATCTATATTTATTTAGAAGTTTTATAAATTTGATAAGAAATCATTAAATAGAGCAAGTTTTTGCTCATCTAATTGTTTCTGATCAACTAATGTATTAATGGTTTTGTAAGTTTTGGTTGCGAACTTCTCACGCAAGACTCCACCATCCCAAACCCAATCTTTTCCTTCCATAATTCCTGAGACAAATGCATCAGGTGCAGAAGGGTCGGCGACGATATCAGCAGCAGTTGCTAACATGAAATCTTCACCTACAACACTATATCCTTCTTTAGTTTGTTGGAGTGAACCAACACCTCTAGATGAAACACCTAGTTTTACACCTTCTTCTATAAGTGAAGATGCAATCTTACCCATTGGTGTGCCGAGGATTTTTGCTTTACCAATGAAGTTTGAACCACTCTCTTTAAGAGAAACGATTTTATGTGAAACTCTGTCGAGGTTCACGGTAGGTCCTTCTGGATGACCCAATTCACCAAGTGCTCTTCCTGAAGAGATATGATTTTCGCTATAGCGACCAACTTCACGACGGAGTGTTTCCATAGGATAAACACGTCCATTGCGATTCTTCATATCTGCTTGAAGAAATACTCCTTCAATATACATAGACTTCTTGCCGTTTTTGTTTTCGACTAGAAATTCTACTGATTCAATTTCTTCTCTAATCAGTTTCATTATGCGTCCCCAGAAACTTGAACTTGTTGAACCCATATAGAACCAGCAGCGGCTCCATTTGGTATTGCTGAAACTTTCAATGTATTAACGAGAGATGCACCCTTAAAGTTGAATGCAGTACTAATACCAGATGTATTAGCTTCGACTGTTAACCTAGTTTGAAAATAACCTTGGTAATCAGATGACGAATCAACTGTTAGAACTTTGGTATCATTAATAAGAGTAGTCCAGTTTGAATCATTTGCATCCGTTAAGGTTACACGATTCCCAACCACAAATGGCATTTGGGTTCCTTCTGGACAAGTAATGGTAGTAGTACTTCCTTTAGTAATTGATTCAACTGCTTGTGATGCTTTAGTCATCGCAAGAACCGCTGATCCACCAGAAGGAATATAGTAATCTGAAGTTGTTGCTACTGGATCAGTTCCTATTGCAACGTTAACTGCAGTACCAACTGGTACTATTCTTACTGAATTAGATTGAACTTGAAAAGCGGCGGTTGTTTTTGCAGTTCCAGCAGCTGCAAATGTGGCCGTCACCCCTGTTCCAACTGGTCTATGTGCCATTACTACTATAACCTAGGTTCATTTACTACTTATTTATAAAATTATTCCGCACCTGTTTCAGCAGCAACAGGAGTTTCCTCCTCATCAGCTTCTGCCTCAGTTTCGGTATCGACTTCATCTTCAACTTCATCTTCAACCTCTTGGTCACCAAATAAACTATTGGCTACTTCGGGTCTAAATGCGTCAATTCTTTCTGCTGACTTTGAAAACAGCATATCCTTAATACGATCACTAATTTGAGATGGTGATTCATCTTTAGTAATCATATCCATCAGTTCAGCTTGAACTGCATTCATATCAGGTTTCTCATTTTCAGGCATTGTATTTAGAATAAAATAACAGTCAAATAGTATTTATACACTATATCAAGTGTGGAATTGATGTTCGAGTAGCATAGTATAGAAAATATTCTTTATTTTCATTATTCTCTCATACTCTTCGGGTTCTTGATTACCATTTTGCAAATAAAAACTTAAACCTTCGTACATATAACGAACGTCTTGTATAGAAAAATTTGCTTTAATATAACCCCGTCCAACATCATCTCTTTGGGGTTCACCCATATCAGGCATTAAATTTCTCCGCCTTTAGGCATCTCCTTTTTCCCTGATGTGTTTAATACTTCTCCTTCCAAATCTGGTTCCATAATAGGAGCACCAGCAGCATCAACTTCACCACCCATAGCCATTGGATCTATAGGTATACCATTTTCATCTACTGGTATATTTGGATCAGGAATAATACCATCAGCAATTTCCTGTTTAATGAGTTCATCCTGTTCAAGAATTTCCTCATCAGTCTGACGAAGAATTTTACGTCTTACATAATCCTGTGAATAGTACTTACCAATATATGGTTCTGCAGTAGCAGCAACGTTAATTCTTTCGTTGAATAGTTCTGTTTCTTTTAATTCTGAGAAGTGATTATCATACAAGAAGTCATATTGTATGTG